AACCTCCTCGTCTTGCGGCTCCACAATCTCCGGAGAAATGAACTCGGGAAGCTCAATGAGGGGGTCGTCTGCCACGCCACCCGATACCCACGGACTCTGGTCAAACTCCTCCGGCCGCAGTGTCTCCTCCACTGGCGGTTCATCTTCGGAGACCGGCTCAAGGTTCTGGCCGAGGAGCCGGTCTATCTCAGCTCGAGCAATTGCCAGGGCGTTACTGGCCTTCAGCGTCTCGGCGTACCATTCTGTTGCACTCAGCCGGTCAGTGCTTCCGGCCGTGTAGGTGTTGGCCGCCACGTCATATGTCCCAAATTTGGCGACGGCCGCCTCGTCGTACTCAGGGTACAGCCCGTTCTGGCTTATCGCCTCCTCAACCGCCGCCTCGCCCGTCGCCCACAAGACACCAGACCCACCAACAATAAATCTCGCTCCAATAATTTTGGCGTGCCAGTCGGGTGACGAGAGTGAGACAGTCGAGCTGCTGACCACCCACCTGTTGTCTGATGGGTAGTATTTCCCAAGGTCCAGACCGGAGTGGGTGGCACCTGACCCAGGGCTATGGGTCCAGGAGACGCTCGTCGTCTGGCTGCTGGGGAAGTCTGACAGAACAGTACGGAACTCACCCGTCATGTAGTGGCTGTAGTGGTTTGGACCGCTATGCGCAGGACCGTGTCCGTCAATATCCCATTCCGCATTTCCGTGCCCGGTAACCCACACGTCGTGATTTCTCTCCGGTCGGTAGGTGGTTCCGTGCCAGGTTCCCTGCCGTGGTGTCTGGGCACCGTACTTCGCGTAAGCGGCAAGAGATATGGCGGCAGGGGTCGGCGGGTTAATAGTGACGGACTCGGATGGGCTGGAGTATGTCCCACCGATCAGGCCATTAGGCCAAGTCCCACCCGGCCCAGGGCCGCCCCCTGGGACAATCTCAGCCCCCGGTATGCCGTAGAAATACAACGTAAGGCTCTGAACATAAAATGGGCCGCCCCACTGACTGGAGGGGAAAGTAGTCGACGGTGGGGCATCCAGATAGTAGGCCCCGTGTCCGTTGTATGTGTTCTTGAGTTCCCATGCGGGTTTCACATAAAGATATGTCGAGGTGGTCACTACGTGGTCCTCCCGAACACACGCCCGGTGAACCTGGTGCTGATCAGCACTCGCTCAAAGGACCACGGCGCGAACGTGGAGCCGCCCTTGATCTTGATGAACAGTGCGGAGCCGCTCGCTCGCTGGCGGTCGACCGAAGAGCGGAACTCATCCCACGTCCCTGATGTCACCGGGTCGGCGGCAGACGCCTCGTCGGCCGTGTCGCCACGCAACACCTCGTAGTCAACCGGTTCACTCCCATCACCAATGGTGCCACGCAGCCCCGTGATCATCATGGCCCGCTCGCGGTCGGGACTGCCAAACGGCCCAAGCATGGCGTAGGACTCTATGTCCGTTCCGTCATCAGTCGTCTGGGAATCACCAACGGTCTGGTAACGCAACGCACCGTCCCGGCAGCCCAGCACCACGTCCCGCTTGGCCGAACTCCGGTCATTGATGGCCAGCACCGCAGACGGGTCCAGCGAGGTGGACCCGTACACGTCAACAAACCAGCCCTGCGTTCTCAGGTCATAAAACAGGTGCTTCGTTGCGGTGTCTGCGTGAGGCGTGATGTGGACGTGGAACCCCTGGGCCTCTTCATTCCACGTCAGGTTGATATAGCTGTTGGCCACATCCACGTCGGACATGAATTCGTCAATCCGCGCCGCCGAGATGCGTCTCGGTGGGGACTGCAACTGAAGGTTGTAGATCCCGCCACGCGAGGAAACAAAGAAGATGTCACCGCTCGGGCCAAGGCACCAGCTCTTTCCCTCAGCCCCACCGATCACCTTGGTCACCGGACGAAGGCGGAACGTCTCGGTGTTGGGCGTACCGCTCATCTCCCAGATACTGCTCTGGCAGAAGAACAGCAGCAGGTCGCGGTTGTATGGGAACAGGGACGTGATCGTGTCGGGGATCAGCCCCAGCGGGCTGTACCTGCCAACCACTGCCCGGTCGGTGTCGTCCTCAATGTCGCCGTACCGAGTCGGTTGCAGGTCACGCTCGTGGGCCTGGACATCCTTCTTGAGGGTGTCGTAATCCTTGTAGTAGTTTGAAGGGACTTTGTTTGTCCAGGTGCTGGCCCCGTACCGGGTCGTGCCGACCAGGTAGCCCTGGGCGTTGCTTGCCCCAATGGTGTTGGCACGAGTGATCTGGGCGTCAACCTTGGTGTTGTAGTCAGTGATGTTCTTCAGGAGCTGAGTGTTGAATGCAGCCACCTCGGCGGCAACCTGCGTGTTGTACCTGCGAACCTCTTCGTTGGTTTCCTTGTTGAGATCTCTCTGACGGTGACGCCAGTCAAAGTCGGTCGGGTCCTGGTATCGCGATATGTAGTAGTTCTGTGGGTCATTGCTGATCCCGGCCAGCACGACACGGTCACCCCACACCACGCAGAGACTCTCCTTTTCTGGCGAGCCGGCAGAGGCGTTGGGGAACTTTCCACGGTTCTGACCGTCAGCCTCGAGACTCCGGTCGTCGTCAGCCTGGGAGACACTCACCCCGGCCGTCTGCGTGGCCACGGTTACCGTGGGGGCCAGTGAAGTGGTCGTGGTCGACAACAGTACCTCGTGACCGCTGCCGGTCGTGCTGTCGGTCACCGTCATCTGTGCCATGTCAGTCGCCGCGTACTGGCCCCGAAACTCGACATACACGTCGCCGCTGTCGAGCGGGTCGCCAGTGCATTGGATGTCGCCAGGGTTGACCACCGACATGCCCTCGGTGATGGCAAGGGCCACCGCCTCGGGGCGGGCGTCATACGCGATGGCGTCAGAGTTGTAGGTCACCCCGCCGATCACGATGTGCAGAACAAACGTGCCGCCGCTGGCGTTGTTCACGTCAACTTTCTGCACTTCATTGATCTTGAGCCCGCCGTTGTCCGACACCATCTGCGGAACATTCAGCTTGGCCAGGCCGCCCTGGAATTCACAGGTGTGGATGTAGTTCGGAGCAACACCCGTCCGAGCCACCGTGACGTTGCCGCTCCCAATAGTGGGGAGTGCTTGTAGTGCGGTCTGCACATCCGCAGCCGCCGCGTCAAACGCAAGAGGTGTCGTGGCCACACCCTTGAAGGCAAGCGTGAACGTGCCACCCGTCGGACTGCCGGCCAGGGTGACCGTCTGGACTTCATTCACCTGCGTGATTGACAGCCCATGCTCACTCGCCTCGGTCGTCCCGGTCTTGAAGACATCCCCATAAACCAGCGGACGCTCCACATCTGCGGCGGCGTAAGTCCCCAGGGCCCAGGTCTTGACCCGGTTGTCCTGGCTGTCGTAATAGACCCGGTTCCCGGCACCGTCTGCGAAATAGACGAGATCCGAAACCGGTGCCGCCTGGATCACCTTGGCCGTAGTCGAGAGCGGTGGAGACGACGGGGCACCACCGCCTGAGTCCAGGGCCTTGGCCATGCTGTACGGCTTTGACCCGCCGAAGGTGATCTTGTAGATGTAGCCACCTATCACGGCCAACGCACCCTCGCCACGGTTTGAGATCCCGGCCGGGTCGGATGAATCCAACTCCGTTCCGTAAAACTCCACCAGGCACTGCACCGGGTTGCTGTTGCCGGAATCCTTCGGGACATACGAACCCAGCCCCGGTCGAGAGCCACCCCTCGCCCGGTTCTCAGTGGCATCAAACGGACGCACGTTTTGCAGGTCCGCTGATGTCATCGGATCCTGGTCCTCGACACCGCGACTTTGATCCAGGCCCATGATTGGGAACCTGGATGTAAAGTCCGACACGCGACTACGGGCCATCGTGGAACCCCCCCGCGTGTTTTTAGGTCTGCGTACCAACCACCGTCCAGGTAGCCGAGGCGTCAGTCCCGGTGTTGATGTAGAGCTTCTCGGCGGAAGCGTCGGTTCGGATGTAGAGGCAGCCGCTGGAGTACCCACTCGCAGACGCCGTCGGGGCATCGTCGGAGCTGACAATCACGGCACCGCGTCCGGGTCGCGTGACAATGGTCTCGTCGGCACTGTGCAGGTTTACAGGCTTACTCATCTCAGATTCTCCCTAATACTGAACACCCTTGAATGTGACACGGCCATCACTACGGTGCGCCGGCCACTCGGATCCGTCACTGTTGTCGCCCATCAGGCCGAGGGTCTCGGCCGCAAGGCTTTGGTCGTATGCGATACTCGCCATGAGCCGTTCCATGAAACGAGCGGCGTGGACTCCTGGCTCGTCCTCCATACGGCTCTCGGCGACCGCCAGGCAGCTCTCGAGCAGCGTCTCGCCATGAGCGGCACCGCCGTAGGCGTACAGGTCGTCAACGGTCAGCTTGTCCGGCAACGCGGTGAACTTGTAAGTCAGAACATATTCCGCGTCGGGCGTCGGATAGAACTGAGCCGAAAACCTGGTTCCGGCCGAGGTGGTCTTGGCCTTCGGGGTGATGGCAACGTGTGATGGCTTGGCCTCTGTC